ATAATACAATAAGATATATAATAAGATTTATTACAAGATAATTATTATTAATTAACAAGTTAATTAATAATAATACAAGGAGATTTTTTTAACTCTTGACAAACAAACTAAAACATGATATACTCTGATTATGATAAATAAAAAGGAAATAATACAACTTAAAACAAACTTTACTAAAATTCCTAATAAACTAATACAAGATAAAAGTATTTCTCCGAACGCTATAATAGTTTATATTTATTTAGCTTCACAAAACGAAAGTTGGGACACCTCACTAGAAGATATAGCTAATCATACAAGTATAAGCTATCGAACTACTCAAAGAGCTGTTAAAGTTTTGAAAGCAAAAGGTTGGTTAAATACAGAACGTATACCTTATCAATCAAAACTACTTTATGAATTAAAAAGTAATCCTGTATGATACCTACATCTAAAACAAAAAATCAAAAAATTACTCTTAAAGCATTAGGATTATATTATTTCTTAAAAGAAAATCCAAACTCTTATAGGAAAGAAATTATGGCTAATGTAAAAGATAAAGAACAAGCTATAAAAATAGGGTTAGAAGAGTTATTAGATAATAATCTTATTACTTGTAAAAATTATAAATACAAAATAATTAATATTAATTCCCCTTCTAAAAGGGAGGGTGGAGATGAAAAAGTTAATAGCGATGTGGAAAGCATTGAGAGTCCTTCCGCGAAAATTGTGGAAAAACCTGTGGAAAAAGATAAAGAGTTAGCTCATCAAATTAAAGAAATTTATATATTATATACTAAAAGAAATCCTTTACTTAGTTGGAATGGAAGTGGGTTTTTTGCTTCTAGGAATACTATTAAAAATCAGATAGAAGTTTATGGGTTTGATGAAACTAAAAGAGTCACTGAGTGGATTTTAGATAATCAAAACAAAGAGTTTATACCTAAAATAAATATCCCTTATGATTTAAATCAGAAGTGGAATAGTGTTCAAGACGCAATGAAAAGAAATGATGTTCCTTTGAGTCCTGTTATAGACTTAGAGTGTAAAGCTGGTAATGAAGAGTTAAATAATTATTTAATTCATCTAGAAAAAATAGTTTTATATGATGATTTAGAAGCAATGCCTGAATATCAAAATGCTAGTGGTGAGGGTCAATTAAACCAAGAAACTTTAAGAACATCTTTTAGGGATTATTTACACGTAGAAGAGTATACTAAAATAAGAAAACAGTATTTAGAAAAAGAAGGTATAAAAGAAACTACTTTGGAAAGAGATAATAAAATAAAAGAAATATTAAGTCGTGTAAAACAAAATCTTATAACAGAAGACCAAGCTACTTATGTTTTCAATCAATTGAAAAATAAGGGGTTGTGAGATTTTAAAAAATGTGGTATAATACAATTACAAAAAAATAATACAAATAAATAAATAAATGGTTCAAGATTTAGATGTAGAAAGTAAATTGCTTGTTTTACTTCTATCAGAAAATGTTGACTACGAATATTATATAGATGAACTTCAAGAAGGATTTTTTGAGAAAGAGGAAAGTAAGATAGTTTACGCTATCGTCAAACAATACAATCAATTAGGTAAGAAGATAACTTTTTCATCTCTCTTAATGGAAATACCAGAGAGTAATAAGAGTTATTATAGGGATTTATTATCAAATAATACAGATTTATTAGTGAATATTAGTGAAGTTTTTAAGGTTTGTATAGATAAAATTAAAACAAAATACAATAGAAAAGCTATTGTTAATATAGTAAAACAGAACCTAGAAAATCCTAAAATTGATATAGATACTGCTAAGGAAAATATTGTTAATTCAATAGATGATTTAGCTTATACTGATATAACATCTACACAAGTTAAGGATGTTATATTTTCTTATTTAAGTGATTTAAATGATGTAAAGAGTGGAAAAACAAAGGAAGATAAAATATATACTGGATTTAATAATTTAGATAGTATTACAAATGGAAATAAAGCTGGTGAATTGATAGTTATAGGTGCTCAAAATGCTCACGGTAAAACATCTTTATTACTTTCTATGATGTATAATTTAATAATGGAAGCAGATGAAGAAGATAATCCTAATCTTCTTTTTTTTAGCTTAGAAATGACAGAACACGAAATATTAAATAGACTTACTTCTATGATAAGTGGAGTTCCTGCTAGTAGATTTGATGATAAACAAGATTTTACAGAGAAAGAGAGAGAAAGAATTGGTCAAGCTGTATCTAAATTATCTAACTCTAACCTTACAATTATAGATGATAGTTCATTGAATATAATTCAGATGATAGCTAAAACAAAGAAGTTAGAAAGAAAGGTCGGGCACATAGACGCTGTGTATATAGATTATTTTGGGTTAATAAAAGGGTATGGTCAATCACAGACAGATTTAGAAAAAAATGTTGCTGATGGTTGTAAGCGTATGGCTAAAAAGATAAAAGCTCCTGTATATTTGTTAGCTCAATTTAATAAAGAGGGATTTGAGGGTAAACCTAATAAGAAAAGTTTTAAAGGTAGTGGTGCTTTAACTGATAATGCTGATTTAGCTTTGGGTTTATACAGACCTTCTTATGATGTAAAGACGGGTAACCGATTATCAGATGATAAGTTAAGACATGCTGAATTATATGTAATAAAAAATAGGAGAGGTAAGATTGATACATTGTTTTTAAACTTTAATTTAGAGTTGATGAGATTTGAAAATATACCACAGCAACCGCAAGTTATAGAAGAGTTTACTTTAAATTAAAAAATTTGCTTTTATTTAAAAAATGTGATATAATAGAGTAAAAGAATAATACAAAATAGTAGATAAAAGGTTAGAATATTAATAATTAAATATAAAGAGGAATATAAATAAGTAATAATAAAATGATTATAAATAAGAAATTTAAAAAAGATATAGACATTATGTTTTTAGGCGATATACATTGAGGAGCTAAAAATTGTGATGTTAATCTTGTTAAAGAAAATATTAAACACTGTGTAGACAATGGAATATATGTGATTACAGTTGGAGATTTATGGGAGTCAGCCACACGATATTCTGTTGGCTCAGGTGTTTATGAACAAAAAAATCCACAACAACAATTCGATGAAATATATACACTACTTCTTCCGCTAAAAGAAAAAGGGTTATTATTAAATATTATGACTGGTAATTAACTGTGGTTACCTTTCTCCGTGAGGAGTCAAAATAAACTTCTTAAATTGCTGGAATCTCCTATTAAACATATAAGCTAAAACGGAATACCTTAAATGGTATAAACGCACAATGCTTGAAAATTATATGGTAAGGATAATCAGCAGCCAAGCCCGAAAGGGAAGGTTCAGAGACTAAAGAGGAAGCACTTGTAAAAATTTCGTGATTATGCTAATATATTATTATAATTAAATAAATAATATATGACACAAAAAGAAAGAAATATATGGCAAAAAGAATATCGTAAGAAGAATCATAATAAGTGTACTTATAAATATGAAAAAACTAAAAAAGGATTCTTAGTTAGAAAATATAGAAATATGTTAAGTAGAATAACTGGTGTACAAAAACAAAAATACCATTTATATAAAAACTTAACAATTCTAGATAAAGAAATATTTTATAAGTGGAGTTTAGAAAATAAAGATTTTATTAAATTATATAAAAATTGGGAACAAAATAATTATAATAGAAAACTTTGTCCTTCAATAAATAGAATTGATTCTAATAATGGTTATCAATTAGATAATATGGAATGGATAACACATAGCGAAAATTCTAGATTAGGTGCATTATCACAAAAACGCAAGATGAAGATATAGTCCGAACTATTAGGAAACTAATAGAGGTAGATGGTAAAAATCTACGATAACAAAATTACACGAACAACGTATAATAAAAGAGACAGGGATTGATATCAGTAAAACCTTAGCAGATAGGTTAGAAGTGGAGTATGGTGGTGATAGTTGTTGGTTTGATATTAAATGTGGAAAAGTAAAATACTTATTCTATGTTACACATGGGTATGGTAGTTCCTCTACGATTACTGGTAAATTAAATAGAATATGGAAAGTTGCTGAAACATTTGAATGTGATTTACTTGCTATGGGACACGTTCACGAACTTGCTGATTTTCATAAAATCAAAGAAACCGTGCGATATGGTCAAGAAATTAAAAAGGAAACTATGCTTCTAATTACTGGACATTATTTACGTTATGATGATATGTCTTATGCTAGAACAGCATCTATGACAATTGGAAAAATAGGAAGCCCTATTATTCATCTAAACGATAATAAAAAGAAAATAATAAGAATTAAATAATAATACAATGACCAAACAAGATTTTTTAGAAGCCTTTGCTAAAGAAATAGACTTTATGTATAATACTACATATTTAAAAAATAAAGATTATACAGGTGATGGCGATGCTTTTAAAAATTTTCTATGTATAGAACAATTAACTGATAAAAAAATAACAGCAGAGGAAGGTATTTTAGTAAGAATAACTGATAAAATAAATAGAATAGCTAATCTAATCTATAAAAAAAACTCAGTTAAAGATGAAAAAATACAAGATACTCTACTAGATTTAGCAGTTTATTCTATAATATTAAAGATATATTTAAACAATAAATAAATATGACATTAAAAGAAAAAATAAAAAAATTAGAAAAATATTGTAAATACAATAGAAAGGAAGGTTTTTATTTTTATATGACTAAATATTTAAACACAGTTAAAACTGAACTTCCTCATATTCTAAATCAATATAAACAATATCAAAAATATATCAAAAATATAAAAGATAAAAAGAAATTAGAATCAATAGAAATAATTTTAAATAACATATATTTTTACGATGATATAAAAAAAATAGAAGATACTAAAATAAATGGAAGTATAGGTAAATTATTTTATAGAGTTGGTGAAAATGAATATGAAGAATTAACAGTAAAACATTTAGAAAATAAATCTTTATCAGAAATGGATTGTGAATTAGATGGTAAAGATGGTATTTTTAAAAGCTATAAAGGAGGTGTATTTGAATATAAAGATACTTTATGGGATAAGATTAAAATTGTTGCTGTTTTTATGTGTGTGTGTTTTTTAATTTCCTTTTTATGTTTTTCAATAGTTAATTTAATAATTAAATAATAAATAATAAATAAAACAATATGAAAAAATTTAATTCAAACGAACAAGTTAACAACGAAGATAATAATAAAATAGTTACTGCTTTTAACACAGTAGCTAGTATTTGTGCTGTATATAAAGGTTCTTTACAAGACCACCAAATTATACAAACATCTTTAGAGTTAATTAAAACTAGATTAAACTTGACAAATAAAGAAATAACTGATAATATAAAAGCACAAATTAAGGAGGAAGAAACTAAGTAATTATTTAATCAAAAGTCTATGGAAAAAAATTTAATACAAAAAATATATGAGATACAAGGAGAATTAAAAGCCCCTAAATCTCAAAGAAATAACTTTGGAAACTACAACTATAGAAGTTGTGAAGATATATTAGAAGCTGTAAAGTCATTATTAGTTAAAGCTGGTTTATTATTAACTATAACTGATGAAGTTATATTAGTAGAAAACAGATTTTATGTAAGAGCAACAGCTGTAATAACAGACGGAGAAAAAGAAATAAAAACTACTGCTTATGCTAGAGAAAGTTTAGAAAAGAAGGGTATGGATAGCAGTCAAATAACAGGTGCTACATCTAGTTATGCTAGAAAATATGCTTTAAATGGATTATTCTTAATAGATGATACAAAAGACGCTGATACTATGGACAATACTGAGAGTAAACCTAAAACAAATACTAGTGTAAGTCCAGAAAGTATTACAAAAGAAATATATGAAAAACAATCTTCTACTAAACAGGAACAAATCAGGGCTTACTTTGCTAAGAAAAATGGATTAGCAATATTAACAAAAGATGCATTTTATCAATTAAGAGGTTGGTAATATGAAAATATATACTTTTCCACAACAAACAGACGAATGGTTTGAAATAAAAAAAGGCAAAATGTCTGGGTCAGAAGCTCAAGCCATAGGTAATAATGGTAAGGGTTTAGAAACTTATATATATAAAGTAGTTGCTAGTTTATATGGGAAAGAAGAAAGTTATACTAATCCTGATATGGAAAGAGGTAATGAATTAGAAGATGAAGCTAGAATATTATACTCTTTAGAAACAAGTCAAGAGATACAACAAGTAGGGTTTATAGAATTAGATGAATATACTGGTTGTTCTCCTGATGGGTTAGTAGATAAAGATGGTGGTATAGAAATAAAGTGCCCGAATAATGTAAATTATTTAAAGTTACTTATAAATAAAGAAGAAGCAATAGATACTGCTTATATGTGGCAGATACAAATGAACTTACTTATAACAAGTAGAAAATGGTGGGATTTTGTAGCTTATAATCCTAATTTTGAATCATCTATAATTATAATAAGAATATTTCCTGATGAAGAAAAGTTTAAGAAATTAGAAGAAGGATTTGAGAAAGGTAAAGCCCTTATTAAAGAAATGATAAATAAATTAAAATAATATGAAAATAACAAAACAACAAGTATTAGACAATCTTGAAGAGGTAAAAAAATACCTTCAAGAATCTGAAGAAGAAAAATGTATTACTATTAAAAATTGTGATGGTAGTATGTTTTTTCAAAGTAGTAAAAAAAATATTAAGGAGGCAGTAGAAGAAGCTAAACACTATGGAGCAGACCTTAGTGGGGTTAACCTTAGTGGGGCAGACCTTAGGGGAACTAACTTTCGTGGAGCTGACCTTACTGGAGTTGACCTTAGCGGAGTTAACCTTACTGGAGTTGACCTTAGTGGAGCTGACCTTACTGGAGCTGACCTTACTGGAGCTGACCTTACTGGAGCTGACCTTAGTGGAGCTGACCTTACTGGAGCTGACCTTACTGGAGCTGACCTTACTGGAGCTGACCTTACTATGGTGAATCTTAATAGAGCTAATCTTTGTAGAGCTAATCTTTGTAGAGCTAATCTTCGTAGAGCTAGTCTTTATAGAGCTAATCTTTATAATGCTAATCTTTATGGAGCCGATATTTATGGAGCTAATTTTAATGGAGCTGAATTAGGAAATTGTAAATTTTATGGTGAGGGTGGGCATATAGAAATTAGAGAATCAGATTTAGAAGGATTTTTAGGTGCTTTAGGTTTTGATTTAATTAAAGAATAAATAATATGGATATAGAAATTAAAGAACAATTAGATGAAATAGCAACTAATACATATAATAATTCTAAATGATTGTTAGAGATTATGGATTTATGTAATGAACAAACAGTCTGATTAGAAGAATTAGAAGAGAAATTAAATAGTTTAATACTTAATAAATAATAAATATATGGAACAAGAAAAACAAAAGAGTTTTGGTTTATGGACTAAAACATCTGCTAGTGGTAAAACTTATTTAAGTGGTCAATTTACAATAGGAGAAGATACTTATTATATAAGTATGTTTAAAAATGTTTATAAGAAAGAAGCAAAGCACCCAGATTTTAACTTCTTAATAAATAAAAAAGTAGAGAGTTATACTCCTAAACCTACTCCTAAAGAAGAAAATATAAGTATAGACGATGTGCTTTTAGATGATATTAATTTAGAAACAAGTCCATTTTAATATAATTATTAGAAACTAGACGTTAGTTTACATTCATTTTAATATAATTATATGTTAGACAATCTGTGGTGGTGAATTATAGTTGCTTATATTCTATCCTTTTGGATAACTACACTAAGATAAGTAGAAAAGAACCTATTGACAGGTTCTTTTTTATATGGTATAATGGTTATATATATTTAAAAAGGTAATAAAAAAGGTATTATATAAATATATAATTAAGTAAGAATATCTAATAGGTATAGGGAATAATACAAAACCTATACCTACTGATAATCATATAGGAGATTAGTGTAATGTTAGCACAAAGAGCTTCAACCTCTTCAGTGTGGGTTAGAATCCTACATCTCCTGCCGTATAAATAATACAACTAATAACAAGATTAGAGTTCGTCTTTGTTATTAGTGATAAAAGTATAGCACAAACAAATAATATGTCAATAGAAGAAAAAATAAAAAAATTAAAATTAAAATGGGAAAATGTTGGCTATTATAAAGATGACGAGCTAGAAATTATTATTTGTTATAATAAAAATAAAAAATAAGGAGGAAGAAATGAAAAAGAATTGTATTTGGTGTGGTAAATTACTACATCTGAGATTAAAGGATTCTCTTGCAATTTGCTGGAAATGTAGGAGAAAACACAAGAGGCAGAAAAGAAGCCGAAGGGGGTGTTAAATGCCTATTCACAATTCAAGACATCATCGCAAACCCAGAAGCCTTGGTGGACAAACTATACCAGAAAATATTTCTAGTGTAGACATTAAAAAACACCAAGCGTGGCATACTCTATTCAATAATATGGAAGCACCATTGATTTGTAAAATGTTGAATAGAATATGGATTGACCCGTCTTACACTTTCATCTGTGTAAGGAAAGATGAATATGAAGATGGAGAGTCTATTTCTGATTTAGAGATGAAGTATTACTTCAATCTCTACAAAAAGAGGAGGTGATTCAAATCTATACGCCCAGTATAACAGCTGGGCGTTTAATTAAATAATTTAAATGTATGGAACCTATATTTACAAAACAAGACTTTATAGACGCAATGAATTATATTATAAATAAACAGGAAAAAGCTAATAAATTAAGTATAGCTATACAAGAATATTCTAATGATAAAGATTTCTCTGGATTCTTTGATAGTAGTAATGAAGTACATAATATTTTAAAAAATATTTATAATGATGTAGATGATTGAATTGGATATTGGCTTTATGAATTAGATTGTGGTAGATTAGCTAAAAGAAATAGTATTAAAATTGGTAAGAAAAATATACCTATAAAAACATTAGATGATTTATATAATTTACTAATTAAAGCTAATGAAGATAGAAATTAAAATACCAGTTTATCTTTGAATAAAATATAAAACAAAACCTAGTAAGAGAGAATATCTTAATATGAATGGGTATCGTAACTGACATTTCTATTTATCCAATCAATTAAAGAAAGATTTTAAAGCTATTGTTAGTCCTTTATTAGACTTTAAAGCTGATTATATAAACACAATGGAGTATCAATTATATTGGAAAGATAAAAGGAAAAGAGATAAAATGAACTACTATGCTGTTATAGATAAATATTTTATGGATTCTTTAGTAGAAAATGGTTGCTTGTCTGATGATAATGATAATTTTGTAGGTGATGTTTTATGCAAGAAACCTATACTAGATGAGAGTTTAAATGATTCTTATTGTTTAGTAACTATAAATTATGAAAGTAAAAACTTATAAAGACTTAGAAAATGGGATAAGTGAAACCCCAAGAAATAAGTTATCAACAAAACAAAAGCAAGTAATGGCTGTTATAATAAATTACTATGCTAGATTCCATAGATATCCTAGTATAAATAAAATAACTTATATATTATCTAGTATAGGTAGAACAAGTATATCTTCTATAGCTATATATGAAAGGATATTATGGTTAGTTAATAAAGGATATTTAATAAAGAATGAAGATAATAGATTCCAACCTACACAGAAAGCGTTGGATATAATATATAAAAAAGTAATAAGTAAATATACTAAGAGAATAAAAAAGACGGGCTAATAGCTCGTCCTTTTTACATTGTCTATGAAAAATAGCAATACAATATTATTATATAATAACTTAAAGCATTAGTCAATACTATTTTTTAGGAATACTACCAGTACTTGTAACTCCTAACTGTTCTCTTTGTGCTTCTGGAATATAATTCTTTTCAAAAGAACTAATTAATCCTTGTCTTTTTAATAAATCATTTACCTGTTTAATAGCATCATCATCTGCATATTTAGTTAAATCATCTATTGTTAAGTCTGTCGTATTAATAGTAGAAACAATTTCTCTAAATGCAGATATCATTTTTTGTGTTGCTGTATCTTCTTGATTCCACATATTCATTACACCTAAAGTTGTAGATAAAGTTCTCATACCTAATGTATCTACCCAATACTTTTTCATAGGGTCTATTGTATAAAAATGTTGTCCATCACCATATTCTATATCTTTAAAACCTAAAAACTTTTTAAGAGGTTCAGGTGCATTCTTATATTTCTTACCATATATATCAGATGATATAGGCATTTTTTTATATAAATTATAGTCAGTGAATTTCTCTATTGGTATTTTAATAAGAGGTGTTAAACTGCCCATTATAGCAGACATAGGTTTTTGAAATGCAGCTAAAGCTTCTTCCATAGGAGTACCAAATCCACTAATTATTTTATTCCCAAGTTTAGCTAATATTTGATTCTGGTTATAATCACCCATATTATCTCTATCTTCTTGAGTAATATCTCCTTGCATACTTCTTGCTGTTTTCATAATACCAGCATACTTACCAGTTTGACTAATCATTTGTTCTATTTGTAATGGTATATTATTCCTTGAAAAATTATAAAATGGTATAACTCTTTTTAAAACATTAGTTTCAAAGTCTGATAATCCCCAAGGATTATAATTAAATTGATATTTATAAACTCTTTTAGCAGCTTCATCTATACCCATTCCTTTTTGTAATCCATCTACAAATAATGGTATTCTAATTCTAGTTTCTACAGCTTCCATAGCAACCCTAGGAGCGTCTAATATTTTAGACATAGCACTAGCATATTCATCTGGATTAACAGACTTTAATACGTCCATCATACCAGCAGAACCACCTAAGAAATTCCAATCTGAAGCAGCTTCTCTAATAGCTTTATAAGTCATTTCTGTTCCATCTTTTAATTTAAAAATACCATCTTTTCCCATAGCTATATCGTTTCCTATTTTATATAATTTAGGATTTTTTAATCCAGCTATATAATTATTAAATACACCAGAAGTAAAGTTCCTTGTATGGAAAGCTGGGAACCAACCCGTTACTGACCTCTTAAAAGTATTATTTACTTTATCATAATATTGTAAAAAAGGTAAAGTATCTTTTTTAGTACCACTCATAAATCTTAATACTTTTTTATAATCACTAGCAACTTCTATAGGTATTAATTGGTCTTTAAAACCTTTCATACCTACTGGTACATACTTTGCTTTAGTAATTGGGTCTATATAACCTTCTCCTATCTTTACTAAACCATCTGTTTTTTTACCAACTTCTTTTAATAAATTAGTAGTATAATCAAACTTATTTAATTCAGTTATAGAACCAACACCAGAATTAATAATACTTCTAAAATAATTATCATCAAACATTTTAATACCAAACTTATTCATAGTGTGTTCATTTACTTCTTCAACAGTAGCTCTTGACCATTTATATAATTTACCTCCATCATCTATAAAATCAAAACCACTATCTTTAGCAGCTTTTTTAAATCCTTTAGCTGTGTTAACTATAATACTATCACCACTTTCATTTGTTAATTTAGCCCAACCAGCTCTTTTAGTAGATTTACTTTTAGTAATTAAATCAAATCCTGTCTGAAAGGTGTCTGGGTTTAATTTAAACATATCACTTGCTTCTTTACTTAATAAATGTGTAACATAATTTGGTATATCACCATCTATTAATCCATTTGTTTTTAATTGTTTAGCAAAAGCTGATTGTATATTTTGTAATGATTGTACACTTTCTCTTATAATATTATTTTCTATCTTATTTATATTACCAGATTCTGTAAGTTTCATAACATCTTTACCAGTATCAACAAATTTTTCATATAATTTCTTTCCTTTTAAACCAGTTTCTTTTTTAATTTCTTTTTTAATTATCTTAATATGTTTATCAACATTATCTACAAACTGTTCTTGTAATGCTTTATTTTTATGTAATGATTTATTAGCAGTATCAAATGTTTGTTTACCAAATATTTTATCAAAATGAGCAGAATCATAAAACTGTTTAAAACTTCTACCCATATTATCTAAAAATTCTGCACCAATATCTGTTTGTCTAATAAGCTTTCCAGTTGTTTTACTTATTGATTTAGTTCCTTTTTTAATAGTAAGTGATACTGGATTAGGTAACCAACTTGTAGGGTCTAATATTATATCACCAGCTAATCCTAATATATCTACTACATCTATTTTACCAGACCTATCTTTCATTCTAAACTCATCTGTAAGAACATCTTTAAATGTTTTTTTAACTTCAGGAGTAACATCTTTACCTGTGAATGCTTCATATAAACCAGTTTTAACATCATTAAAATAGGTTTTAAATCAATTTTTATTATTAACCATAGAGTTATAAGTAGCATTACCAGTTTCAAAAGCATTAACATATTGAGAAACTCTATTAAATACAGACATCTTATCTTCTTTCTTAATAATCTTTTCTACTTCCTTACCTAAACCTAATTGATTAGCATACATTTGTAAGCCCTCTTTAGTAGCTAAATCATAACCACTAGCACTTTGGGTTGTATTAGTGGTTACTTTTTTACTACCTATTGTTTTAAATTCATAAGCCATATTATACTATAGTTAATCCAGTTATTTTACTCTTATCTATCACGTGAGTTTTAACTTTTTCATCTAATGACCAGTTAGAATCTTTAACGGTTACCTTGTCTCCATCTACACTAACTATAAATCCAGTATGACCAGTATCTTTATAAGGCATTACGAATACCATACCAGCTTTTGGTTCTGTTATGTTCGGGTTCATCTTAGCCATCTTAGATTTATAACTGTTTCCTAGACCTAAGCCAGTATTTGCATTAACAAATCTTCCACATTGACCTCCTTTACTTCCTATTTCTGCTTGTGCTACATTTTCAGGTAGGGCTGAATTTGTGTCGCCCCCAACATTATTAAAACCTAAATCTGCCGCTGAAATCTCTCCTAATATATTATATATTTCTTTATCAGAATATGCTTGTTGTCGTAATAATTTTATTTGTGCTTGTGTTCTAGTTATATTATCTTTTTGCATAACAGTAGTAATATAATTCTCTGATATATTTCTTTGAAGATATTTTCTACCCTTATCAACTCTTTCATTATGTTTTATAATATCAGAAACACTAGATTCTACATCAAAAGCAATTTGATTTGTTCCTTCATCTGATATATTTTGATAATCTTCATTAATTAAATAAAATTTATCCCACAATGCATTCTTTTGTATTAAATAATCTGATTGTTGAATATTATTATTTTTATAATCTGTTTCTAATTTTCCTAAAGCCTCTATTAATTTTTCTTTATCTATTTTATAATCACCAACAAAATCCACATTATAAATTGGTTCTATTATATTATTAGTTGTTGCAATATCTTCGTCTATTATTGTAGTAGCTTTACCTCCATCAACTAAAGAATCTTTATATGTTTGACTCATATTTATAGCAGATTGTATCTCATCTAAAGTCATAGATGGGTCCATGTATTGTAATGTATCAGGATATTGTTGAGCATAAGTACTATATACACCATATTTTAAATTAGCCATAGCTATTTTTTGAGATATAACTTCTTCACTATCATTTTCTAAATCAATAGGTTCTCCAAACTTAGCTGCAGCAGTAGACATAAAATCTAATATAGTTTGTTTTTTTGTTTCTATTCTACTATTTATATCTGATAAAACTGCTATTTGATTATTTAATATAGAAGTATCAGATGATAAACCTTGTCTTACATTTACTCCAGCTTCATTCATTATACTTTGATAAGCACTAATCTGACTATTAACACTATTTTGCATTATAGTAAAATGGTCGTTAATAATATTATTAGCGTTCTGAGCATAACCCATACTAAGATTAGCAGCTGCTTGTAATCCAGCAAACTTACCAGCATTAGCTCTACTTAATACTCTTTGTGGAATACTACCATCTGGAGTGTCCATATAAACAGTATTAAATAATTGGTTAGCTTGTTGAACATATTGTTCAGCGTTAGCCATATTACCCTCTATATTACTTTTACTTCAAGCTGCATTTACCATTTCGGGTATATTTCATTGTTCTAATGTGCTAGTAATCTTACCCTCCATATTCTTTAATATCTCATTTTGAGTTTCCATATATTTAGATATAGATTCTCTTGATGTGTTTATAGCATCTAATAACATCTTCTCTGTTGCTGTATATTGTTCTAAAGCGTTAACTTCTGTATAAGTATTTAATGGGTCATTTTCAAACTTTTTTAATATATCATCAGTAGAACCATCAGAACCTTTTAATCCATCTGGCATAATATCATTCTCATCTACAAAATCTGATAGATTAGTACCAGCTGTTCTTTTAGGAGCACCTAATTTAATTGCTTTTAATGCTTGGTCTACAGTAGTAGCACCAGCATACATATTCAATTCGTTTTGTGTAGCATTTCTACCGTGAAAAGCTGAGAAAGCAGCTTGTATAAAATCTGAATTAGCTGTTGTGCCAGCACCAGCTTGTCTAGCACTCTCTTCTACTTTCTTCATTAAATCTTCTACCCCAGAAGTAAATAAGTTTATATTCTGAGCTTGTGCATCATCTATACTAGCAGATAAATCTGTTAGTGTTTGTGTATATTGAGTTGTAAAATCTGATAATTGTTTATCAATATTTTGTTGTATCTCTGCATATTGAGTAGTTAAATCAGGAACTTGTGTATCAGGAACTTGTGTATCAGGAGCTTGTGTATCAGGAGCTTGTGTATCAGAAACTACTGTTTGTTGATTTAGATTAATTGAATAATCTACAACTCCAGTTATAGGGTCTGCTCTATAAGTAGGTAAAGAACTTGTAGGTGTAGGAGTAGTAGTAGGTGAACTTGATGTTGTTCTTGTAGCCGCACTACTAGAATCATATCCAAAATTAACTCTAGCATAATCTACATTTTGTTTATCTTCTAAACTCGCAGTACCAGACATTATCCTGTTAGTAGCTATATCCAATTCTTGTTGTTGTTGAGTTGTTAAAGCCATAGTTTGTTATTTAAATTAATTGTATCTTATATATTTAGGTTTCATCTTTCTAATATTCTGTTTTAATTTTGAAACATAATATTTTCTAATGTAACTAGAATATAAAGCTATTAAACTTTCTGAATCTTTTTTCTTTTCTGTTAAATTGTTCGACATACAATAATCGTAAGCTGCCCAATAAGATAAGAATTGAGCACAATTATCTGGTAAGAAAGCTATATCTCTCCTATCACTTTCAAATACATCTGTTTCTTCTGTTATAGTATCTCCTAATACATCTAACCATTCCTCTCCTGTACAAGTAGCAACACTAAAATCTATACCATTAGATGTAGCACCTAAAGCTCTTATAGCTGTTTGAATTAAGTTTAAAGTATTCTTACTTGCATCTGTATCTGCTAGTTTTATAAGTAAACTTGTAGCACTAGGATTAGTAACTGATAATGTATCTGATATGTTTTGAGATAAAGTAACAACTAAAGAACTACATACAGCACTTTCATCTACTTCATCTTTTACATTACTTATAGTTAATTCTTTTCCAACAGCTTCTTCTACTGTTGCTGAATATGTTGCTTGTTGTAAAGTTAAAGTTGAACTTGTAGGTTGATAGAATATTTTAATACCATCTGTAGAATCTGCTGTTGGTGTATGTAAAAATATTATTTCATTACCTTTGATAACGATGTCATTACTTTTATAAGTATTCGTATTACTAATGCTTTGACTTTCATTGTTTTCTTGTATTATATTTGCCTTAACATAAGTTCCATTAACACCACCTGTATTAACTTCTATTCTTGTTAAATAATATAATGGTAAAGAACTAGCAAGAGTATAAGTTGATACTCCACTTTCTATATCTGATACAACATAATCTTCCATAACCTTTCATCTACCACCAGCTTCAATAGCCAGAGCATAAGCCTTAGGAATAGCTTGATTTAGTCTAGTTAATATAGCAGTGTCTGGATAAGATGTATGTGCTGTTGATATATAACTAGGACCAAATAAGAAGAATCTTGTATCACTTATTAAATCACTTTTGTACATATATATTTTAAATTAATTATTTATATAACCACTATATAAGTGCTTATATCACCAAATACTTTTATCTTTTTTTCTTCATAATTATATTCTACATAACCACTATAAAGACCATTAGAAAATGCGAATACTCCATTTTTACTTGTATCTAAAGTAAAACTTTCTTGCCCATAATTTTTCATTTCACTGAATATACAAATAGACACAGAACTTTCTTCACTAATTATTATCTCTTTTTTATTTTTATATATCATATTTTTTATCTATCCCAATAAGGTTTTAAATGTATCGTATCTACATCGGTACAAGTTATATCTTTATTAACTGTACTTTGTTCATATTTATCATTATAAGAATTACCAATTTCTATTCCAGTTGCTGTTTGTATCCCAGCTATTTCAGCATCTCCTGATATTAAAAAGGATTTAGTATCTCCAATACTTCCACTTGCTTTTGCTAACATAAAAGAAGAATATTTACTTCCAATTAATAAATCAAATGCAAAATCAGGTGTACTATCACTGTATATTGTGATTAAAGATGTATTAGATAACATATCAAATGATATAGCTGAGCTTCCATTACCTGCTGTTGTGTTAGATAAAGTTAAAGTTGAACCACTATAAGAATATAAATCAAAAATCATACTAGAACTAGTAGAATTATAATATTGATATAATATATAATTTTCATCTATAACTTTAACATCAAAACTATCCATTATAACAAGACTACCTCCACTATCTTTAATAGGATATACTGTGTGGGTTGTCATAGTAGTACCAGAAACATCTACTATTGTTGAATAAAAGAACTCATACCAACTATTATTATTAACAAAAGTAGCTAAAAATTTAGTACTTGATATTTTTTCTATATTACAACTTTTAACTGTATATGTAGAATATAATCTTGCTTCAGTTGTACTATCACCAATAGTAACAGTTGTTCCATCAACAGTTCCAATTCTAGTTGTTAATGCTGGTGATATTCCATTATATTCTGCTAATATAATAGCAATTTTTGTACTAGATAAAGCACAAATATCTAAATCATATATAGAATGTGTATTACTAACAGTATTTGCCGAACCCCAAGAAATACTTGTCCCAGATATAGTCCCAATTTTTATATTTATATTACAAGGAGTAGAACCATCTCTGTAAATAGCAGCTACTTTATTTGTATCTAATAAACATATTTTTCCAGAATAAGAATTACCAGAGTCTATAACTCCAGTTGATGAAAATACTACATCACCAGATGATATAGTACCAAATGTATATCTAAATTGAGATGGGTCTACATAAGTAAATAATGCTTGTGTATCACTAATTCTAACCCCATCTAAAATATCATTTGTTGTAGAAATAGTTTTAGTGGTTCCTAATGAAATAATATTATTAGATATACTCCCATATAATCCATAACCATTAGTAGCATTACTGTTAATAGCAATAAAACTATTATTAGTTAATGCTACAACTTTTTTAGAATATTTTGTTCCAACACCAGTTGATGTATCACTATCAGTATCTTCTATATTAAAACTATCACCAGTTAAAACATCAGATTTATAAGCCTTTCCATCTGTTTTTATAGTAGCAAAATCACCAATAGTTATACCTTCTCCTAATATATAATCTTTACTTATATTTATAAGTTGGTTTACATCAGTAACAATATTTTTTGTCTTAGAAGTTGTTGTTCTATTAATCTCATATTGAGAATTAATAATAGCATCATTAGTATCAAAATCAGGTTTAACTAAATAACTTTTAAGTGTTTTATCTAAGCCTATATTTAAACTAATATCGTATTCTTCTTCTGTATATGATATTTTATTGTCTGTATAAAAAATTGACATTGTATTTTATTTAAACTTCTTTAGTTTGACCTGTTAAATATATTTCTCTTATATGACAAGGTTTTGTAGTTGAACCAGTTGACCAATCTATAATTATTTTAAAATTCTTTATATCTACTATATCTATATTTCTAAATGTATGCATTATCTCACCAACGCTAGATATAGTTATATATCTAGCAGCACTTTCTGATTCACCATTTTTAACAATTTTTATTTTACAACCAGCACCAGTTTCTAAAGCATTAGTTCTAACCACTATATTTTTTATAATACCTAAATTAATATCATTACTAGGAGTAAATACTAGTGATGTAGATTTTGATGTATTTGAATAACCACTATTTTTATAAATAGAAGTATTATCTGCAATAATTAAAGTAGAAAATGGAGTAGCTATTGTATGTATATTAGAATTACTAGCAAGTTTTGTTAATACAAATCCTTCACTAGTATCAACTTGACCAGTCTGATAGATATATCCATCTGAAAAAAAAGTTAAAAAACCTTTATACCAAGTAGTATTATTAAATTTAGGTAAATCTCCAGATACATATTGGAGTGGTGAAATTCTAGCACCATTTACATAAGATACTGTAAATGCATCATCAGTTTCATCTTGGTTTGTTACATATATAATCCCATTTCTTACAAACATTGCTCCTATATATCCTCCTAATTTAATAGTATCATCTGGTCCAAACTCTACAGGACTTCCAGAATCATCTACTGCTGATAAATCTGAACTATATATATTTATTACTGAATCACCTAGTCTATCAACTGCCACATAAGTATTATAAATATTATCTTTTATATCTTTAACTATTGAACCAGACTTATAATCAGCTTCATTCATTGCTAAATAAACACCATCATATATTCCTAAATATCTTTCATTACCAATCAAAAGAGCCACACCATTATTATGGAGTGGGTGATAATCTGATTTAACAAAAGTGTTAGAATCTGTTACTGCGTTTGTAGAACCTCAAGCATCAGTTCAAGTTGCAGCCAAATTCCATCTACCTATATCAGAAGCAGCTGCAGTATTATACATATAATATATATAACCATCATATTCTTCTATTGATATACCAGTAGCACCAGCAGGTAATTCTCTAATAGCAGTTGCTGTTGTTGCTGTTATACTCCAAATATAAGAAGCAGATATTCCATAAGTAGTATTATTATAAACATTTCTATCTATAATATCTACTATTGCTTCATAATTATTAGAATCATAAGAGTTAACAATAGTAAGACTTGTAAAAGCAGGTCCTTGTGTAATAGAAGATGGGTTAGATAAATCTACATCTACTAAGTCATTAAATTGTGTAGCACTTCCATAAGTAGAATTAGTATCTCTATATCATCTAGGAGATAATCCTTCAAAGGGTGGTTTAATTGTTATACTCCATTCTTGAGCCATTTTATATTTTTAAAAATTTAATCAATGTATATAAATCATCAGTACCAAATATTTTCTCTTGAGTTTTTGGATTTAAATCTATATAATAAGGTGCCGATTTTATCTCATATCTATCAACAATATCCGTAAACATTTTATCTTGCTCATCTATTATTAGAATATCAGGTCGTGTTTTAATAGCAGATTTTCAAGAAGGACATTGGTTACAGGTCGTAGTAGTTACTAGTATTTTATTTGGATTTATTCTATTAGCCATATTATTTATTATCTTCTATAAATTTTGAATTATTTGATTTAATTACTGAGAAGTTTTTACGAGAACAAACTTCTGCTTTTTTCCCTGTGTTCATCTGTGAAAGTGGTCTGTAATATCCCATTGTGCGAAGTCAAACTTCACACCTTGTTCTTGTTTTAGTAATATCCATAAATATATTATTTATTTTTATTATATCTACTCCTCCATTATATCACACTTTTTACGATTTGTCAACTACTTGTCCTAGAAAAAATCTCTTAATAAAGAAAGCTATTAAAGAAAATAATGAAATAAATAATATTTTTCTTATAGCTACAAAATCAAATTTTCATTCTATAAACATGTCCCCAATTTGATTATAGTAAGAAAGTAATACTACTCCATTTACTATTATTCAATTTCTAAAAGTAGAAATAACATCGGTTTTATTTATACTATATTTTGTTTCCATATTTTTAAATTATTTTATTAATGAAATAAAATCTTCATCACTTAAACCAGTTAGTAATCCTAATGGTTCATAAGTTTTAATTAACATTTCTCTATCTTCTTTTGTCCTAAAAAATTTATCTACTGAAATTAATTTATCATTTCTTAAATCGTATATAGCACCACTACTTTGTGCTAACATTACATATTGATTATTTAATCTTTTAGCTAAACCTATCTTAGAATTTGCTATAAAATCTTTACCAGTTAATATAATATTATCTTTCTCTGAAAAGAAGAAATATATAGTAGGAAATAACACATTATTATCTATTAACTCTTGTATATGTTCTAATCTATAAACATTATTAGCAGTTCCCTTCCAACTATTAGCTACAAGTAAATCTGAATTCATATCAAAATCCCCTTGAATACTAGCTGATAAACAAACAGCGTGAGCATAACTAGGATTTGATAGTTTCTTTAAATTAAGCACACCATCTGATTTAAAGTCTTCATTATATTCTTTTGAACCATTATGACCAGAAATACAATCATGATTAGCTCTTAATAATTCCTCAAACATATTTATTATCTTATTCTTATAATCAGATTGATTTCAAGAATAAGGTAATGTTAATTGGGCTGTTGATAGTTTTCCATATTCTTCTACTAAGTTTGGTTGTGAATTAAACCATCTTCTAACATAGTCAACAGCGCTTGATATATACCAACCTACTTTTGGATTAGCACCATAATTAGGAACCACATCGTTATTCCATTTATTTAGAATCCATTCGTCATCTATAAAATCCAAATTAAACTTATTAGCAATCAAAGTAAAGGCAGAAAATATTGTACAAGCATAAGAATAACCTTGGTTGAAAGTAATTTTATTTTTAGCAAAATTACCAAATTCATTTTTAGGTATTTTTTGTGTTTGTAATAAACTTATTGAGTAGTCGGTTGGTTTTAAACCTACACCAATAAGGCCACTATTTTTATTTAAAAACATATTATTTACTTTTTAATTCTTTTATATCAGTTTTTATTTCTTTCATTGCCTCCTTTAACCACTTCATATCAATAATCAATACTTCTAATTTATCCATCTTGTTTTCAGTCTTACAGATTCTCTGGTTAATTAAATTGTGATTTGTATTTATTAGCTCCATATCCTCTTTGTGCTTTGTCTTAATGTTTTTTATGTCAGTTATATACTTGCCAACTCCGACACTTATAGTTACTAACATAATGATTACTTCTAATATATCTTTGTTTGTAAAACCCATTTTTTTTTGTGTTTAATTATTAGTTAAATGGGGTTTTTCCTCCCCCTTAAAATTAGCAATCTTCTGAATCAGGGAATAAAGTAGATTTTATTTCTACATATCCTTGAGCCAAAATATTATCTTCATCTTGTAAATTAGGTGTAATATCAAAAGTTGTTTCTTCTATTTTTTTAAGAACATCTACTTGTTCTGTTGTTTCTACATTAGTTGTTATTGTTTGTGTTTCTTTTGTTCCATCTTCTAATTCAACTTCAATTTCTTCTTCTGTTGGTGTTATAACTTTTACATCTTCTTGAACTATGTTGTATGTAGATATATGAAGTCTTACAGAATATTTAGAACCCTCAAAAGAATCTATCCTAATATAAGCATTAGGTATAGTTAATCCATTTTCACTTACTAAGTTTGTTTTTTTTAAAGCCATATTTATTTTATTTATTTATTAATTTCTCCCCTTCGAATAAAGCGTAGCTATTTCTTCTTCACTCAAAGCTCTGTTCCAGATTTTAGCGTTTGATATATGACCTATTGCATTCTGAGCTGATGTACTATTTTTATATGCACCAATAACTACTTCTTCTGTTACTGTTTCTTCTAATGTTGTTCCACTAACTGCTCCTTGAGTATCATAAACACCATTTATATATATTTTACAATTAGTATTATCCCAAACGGTTATAATATGATACCAACTACTTATTGGTAAAACAGTTGAACTATTTATATCAACTCTATCTCCTGTTTCAGTTTTAATATTTATAGATATAGTATTAGCTGCTTTATAATCAATATCAAAAGCCATATCTGTATTTGATGTCCACGTCCCCATTATTGTTTTCGTTCCTACACTAGAAACAGTAGGATAAAACCACAATGATGCGGTTAGTTGAGAAAACCCAGCAACGTTAAGCCCTGTAACTATAACATCATCTCCATCAAACGTTGTCTCTGTTGCTCCTGTTGTTGCTCCACTTATCGTTCCATTATTACCTTCACCACTTTTATCTATTGCTGTTGTTCCACTTGTGTATACTGTTGTTAATGGTAAGTCTAATACTTTACCTTCGTTAAGTGTTTCTTCTGTGATTGATGGTTTTAGAGTTGAATCATATAAAAGCTTCACTTCTTCGGCACTTAATTGTCTATTCCAGACCTTTACTCCAGACATTAATCCATCGTAATATTTTCCACTAAAAGTATTTCCACCTATTCTTGTATTTGCTGTAGTAACTAAATATCCTTGTGTAACATCTGCTGTTTGAATTTGAATACCATCAACATATTTTCGTAACTTATCACCATTCTTAAATGTCCCAACTATTAAATGCCAATTACCATCTATTATTTTATCTCCTAAATAAGTGTCATAATAACTGCTATTATCTGCTTTTCTACAAGCTATTGCAGGTACATCATCTCTTAATCGAATGCTGAATCCAGCATAACTAACTCCTGGGAACTCATTATTAAATCCAAATATTAGATTTTCACCTGGAAATACTTCATCTTCTGATGTATTTATCCAAGCAGCAACAGAAAATTCATTACTATTTTGATTTAAAAGTGGACCACCGCCAATATAATCATCCACCCCATCAAAACTTGTATATTGACTTCCAACAGTTGCTCCATTTACTGTTCCATTATTTCCATAAGGAGTTCTATCGCTTACTACTGTTGCTGATTTCATATGTTTAGTAGTCAAAGGCATATCTAATACTAATCCTTTTTGTAAAGAACCTATACTTGTACCCTTAGGTTTATATGAATCATAAAGTAATTTAATTTCATTATCCGATAAAGCACGGTCATAAATACGAACGTCAGAAATAATATTATTAGAATAAACGCTTGTTGAACCAGGATAATATCCTAAAGATAAATTCTCCGTAGTAGTCGGAACACCAGATGTTCCAACCCATAATTTTGTAGCAATTAAATCACCGTTTAAGTAAATTTTAGCATTATTATTGTCTACTTTTATAAATACATGATTCCAAGAATTTAAAATAGGTTGACCATGATAAGCATTATAATCTGAAATATAATCAGAAGCTGTTTTAAAAAAATATAATCTAATTCCACCATCTGTAGCTAAACCAATAGAATAACCATTAACAGAACTAGCATAATATTTATTTATTAAATCACCTCTACGAATACCATCTTGATAAAACCATAATGATAAACTAATAGGTAAAGAATTAAAAATATTATCATCTCCTAAATCCACATAATCATCCACACCATCAAAACTATATGCTCCATTACTTTCTCCATTTCTCCCTGTCGTTAAAGTAGCACCATTAATTACTCCATGATTTTGATATGGAGTAGAGTCTTTTGCAAGATCTTCACGAGTGCCATCAACAAAAGGAGTAGCATGGTCTTTTAATTCCACTTGAGGTAATTCAAAATGTAGATATTCACCTCCTAAAAGATTAGCAGTAGCTATATAAAGATATTGAGAAGATGTAGAACTTTTAGTAGTTGTAATTTCATATTTAGTTAAAGTATCAGTTAGATTTATAGTTAAGAGAGGACCCCAATGAGAACGAATCTCTATTGTTCCAACTCCTTTTGCATAGAAAGAAACAGTATGTTCGGTATTAATAGGTACATTATCTCTCCATCCAGTATTCCAAAAATCATTAGCACCAATTGTAGAAGTCCCTGTTATTTTTAAAGCTTTTCCATTAGTTAAATCAGAGTTGACTAATTCATGATTATCTCCAACCCAACTTGAAAAAACCCAACTTCCGAATGCTCCACTTGAAGTATTATTAGGTATATTAGAACTATTAAATAAAGGGTCTATTGTCACATTCTCCGTTCCTTCTGTTCCCTCACTTCCCCCATCCATTTTCCAATGTCCTACTAATCCTTTATTTAAATCAGTTGTTGCTATCTCTGGTTTGAAAGAGTCGTAAAGTAATTTAATTTCATCTTCTTCTAAGGCTCTGTTGTAGATACGAACATCTTGGATTGAACCATCGAAATAATCCGCTGCACCATTAAGTGAGCCAATAAAAAAATTAGCAGCACTATTATAAATATCTCCACTTATTGAAATTATATTTGGACAAATAACTCCATTAATATACATTTTTAATTCACTACCATTATATGTTGATACTACATATATCCATTCATTAGTAGTTAATGCAACTCCAGAGCTATATGTAGACCAAACATTACCACTAGTTCTTATTGTTGATGTAAATGTTGACCTAACATCAATCTTGTAAGCCCCTTCAATTCCTATAATAAATCTAGTTCCAGAAATATAATCAGGTTTTATCCAAGCAGATAAAGTTGCTTCTTGTCCACCATTTAACATATCATTTGAGTAAATTCTATCATTTACTCCATCAAAACTATAACTTCCATTTGCTTCACCTTTTCTACCAGTAGAAAGTGTAGCACCGTTATTAGTTCCGTGATTAGCATAAGGAGTAATATCCTTAGTTTCACTAACACCATCAAGCGGATAGTGTGCTATAAGTCCTTTTTGTAATGTGTTTATATTAGCCATATTATTCGTAAATTGTTAATACATTAGCTGCTGCTCCAGATATAACTAAAGTTAATCCATTGCTAAATGGTAATGCTCCGAAGTCTATATTATAAGGTTGTGTTTGTGCACCCATTACTCCACTACTCCAAATAACAGTTCCTGACGCCGCAGTATTATCATATAATATTATTGTAGAGTTATTTGTAACACCGCCTACAACTAACCCTCTCAATATACCAGCACTATATTTTAAAACTACTCCTGCTGTTGTTCCTGATTGATAATAGCTTATGGGGTTTGTTATTAAATCTCCCAATCTTTGAATACTAGCAAATGTAACCTCAAAAGAATTATCAGTAGTATTACCATTACTGTTTACATTTTCCATTTTAACAGGGAATTCTAACTTACTTGTATTACTTGTATTAGTAGCTGTTACTGTATGAAGCAAAATATCGTTTACAAAGAACTTAATTGATAATTCTGTGAAGTCTATTACAAGCCTTTTAAAAGATGTATCCATTGTAACAGAAGCTCCTAGATTTCCATTAAAACTTCCTGAATTTACAATAGTATCTGAGCTATCTTTTCTAACTCCTATTCCAAAAGTTGTTCCATTCATTTAAAAAAAAGCACCATCTGTTCCATTATAAGCACCTAATCTTCTTAAATTATCTACTTGTGGGTCTGTTACTAATCTTGCTACTGACCTAAATTGATTTACTGTTCCTGATACTTTTCTTGCTTTTCTTACAGTTTGATAAGTTGCTGAGCTGTTTGCTGTTTCACCTGTTGCTAAAAGCACCTCTCCTGACTGTGTTACAGAACCAGAACCTACAACTGTTTCAGTCCAGAAGTTAGTATCTTTAGTATCACCACTAAAAGAATTACCAATTAAATTAACTGACTTAACTGTCTTTAATTGTCCTAAGGCATCAACTTCTGTTCTCTTACCTGTTTCATTATCAAATATTGTAGTATGTAAAGCACCACCTCTTGAAGCTCCTATATTAACAAAAACATCTTCGTCTGTTTTACCTGTTAGATTAGCTTTAACTAATTCAGCATCATCTTGACCAACTATAACATCATTTATTCTATGTGAGCTTGACTTTACATAACATCTTCTTAACAAAGAAGTTAAGTGAAAACTAGTCTGTGCTACACCGCCATTAGTATAAACTATCCTGTAATATCTTTCAGCAGGACCGAAAGTAAAAGTTTTTGGTGTATCAGCTAAAATAGTAAATACATCATTATTCCCATTAGAAGTTATACCATCATCACTCCATTGAACTTGTAAGCCGTCTGTTGCACTGTCTTGGTCTGAATAAACACTTATACTTAAAACCCCATAATCTAAAGTATCCTGCCAACTTGAACCAGTAAAAACACCATCTATTCCAAGCGGGGTTGTTGTAGTATTTCCAGAACACTCGTGCCCCTCAAGATTTACTAATAATTCATTACTCGCTGTATTGCTGTTTTCTTTAACATCAACAGTATTTCCTCCCACCTCATCTGTCACGAATACTTTTTTAAATTGGCTCATATATTTATAAAATTATCCAGTTAGCACCGTTACTTTGAATTTGTAAATTTTCCCATTGAGCAACAGTTTGTGTTGTTTGACCATCTATTGTTTCACTTCCATCTCCATCAACTGTAATAGTTCCTGCACCTGTGTTCTTTATGTTATAGATTCTACCAGTAATTCCTACTGCTGTTGGTAATGTAACTGTAAATGTATTTGCTGTGCAGTCTATTGTGTAATCTGTATCTGTTACTGTGTAAGTTGCTGTCTTTGCTACATAAGGTAAAGTTAATGAACCTGAAGCTTTAAGATTTCCTGTAATGTCAAACTTAGGATTCTGTATTCCACCACTTCCATCTGCTTCAGCATAAATTTTAGCTACTACTGTTGAATCAACTGAGAATGAATAAGACATTTCGTCTCCTGCTGTTGGAGTAGAACTTACAGGCATATTAACAAGAGTAACTGCACCACTATCTTCAGCTAAATTTAATGTTCCTATATTTAAAGTTCCACCTACATCTATTTCGTTAGAAGCATTAACCTTAAACATATTTACTGTTCCTGTTCCTGCATAATCTAAAGCAGAAATCCATTCATTATTAGCAATATTTAAATCTCCGTCAATTTGAAGTTTATAATCAGGAGCTGTTGTTCCTATTCCAACATTACCAGATGAATCTATTGTTAATCTTTCAGCATTTGCAGTTGCATCTCTAATTTGAAATTTGTCACCATCAGAACCTATATTTCTTATTACCCATTCTCTTGCATCATTTTGAATAATTAAACCAGATATAGAATTAGCTCCAACAGTTGTTGTTCTAATATATTCATTTCCAGTTGCAGTAGATATATGTAATTTATTTGCTGGACTTGATGTTCCTATTCCCACATTACCACCATCTTTAATTAACAATGCAGATGCCAATGTATTTGTATCAAAATATAAATCACTACCAACTCTTCGTATTCTTGGATATGTATTTGTTCCACTAAATAATATTCTCTCATTTAATCTAATATCTCCTGTTGTATGTAATGAATAACTTGGAGTTGTTGTTCCTATTCCTACATTACCCCTCAATGCTGTTGTTGTTATACTTGAATTTCCTATTACTGCTGTATTACTTCCTAAACCTATAGCATTATATCCAATTACTATCTCATTACTATCACCATCTGCTAAGGCTTTTGTATCAGCTCCCAAATAAACTGAAGTATTAGAAGTTTCATTTGCTGTAGTTCCATCTGTTATATAACGACCTGAATTTAAACCTAAAGCTGAGTTATAAGCACCTGATGTGTTGGAAAGAAGTGAATTTAAACCTACAGCTGAGTTATTAGAACCTGTTGTGTTGTAACGAAGTGAAAACATACCTACAGCTGAGTTATTAGAACCTGTTGTGTTATTATTTAAACTTAATTTACCAATTCCAGTGTTATAAGAAGCGTGAGTTGTTGAAGTAGCAGTAGAACCCATAGTTAGGTTACCTGCATTTTCACCAATAAATAAGTTATTACCATCAGGTCTTGCTGTATTACCAGTAGCGTGTCTGAAATTATGGATAAAAGTATTAGTACCTTTATATATAATACCATTTAAACTATCAGTATCTGTTTGTTGGTCAGCTAATCTAAAGTTTTTAGTAATTTCAAGTTGTTCATTAGGACTTGTTGTTCCTATTCCTACATTTCCAGTAGAAGAATCTATTAACATTCTTACTGTTTGTAGTCCCATATTATTTGATGAAGATGTAAAAACCATATCATCATATGAGGCTAATGTTAAAGAATTACCACCAGTTATTAAACCAGTAGTATTTGACCTAAATATACCTACATTTTTATTATCAGTTAAATCATCCCCTAAAGCTATAATACCTACATTTTGTGATGCACTTCCACCAACCTTTAAAACTCCATATGTTTGTAAAATATGTTTTGGACTTGTTGTTCCTATTCCTAATCTACTATTTACACTATCCCAGAATAAACTAGCACTTGTATCTAATCTTTTTAAAGTATCATTAAAATAAGCAACACCACCACTTTGTGGAGTATCTTCACGAGTTGCTAATATTTGTAGAGAACCACTTTCACCTACTTTAAAGTATCCATCAACGTCTGTACCGAATAATAAATCAGAGGCACCATCGTATTTTTCTACTTGAATACCTGATATTTCACCAGCAGGTATAGCTGTTACAGCTCCATCTCTTGTGATTATTAAATCTTTTGTTGTGTAAAGTTGTTCTGCGTGTGTTTCATAAGTAGAACCTGATTGAGTTATATCTCCGTCTATATGTAAAGAACCACTATTATCTGTATAAACAAAAGCATTAGTTCCGTCTGGTTGATAAAGTTTTGAAACTGTAAAAGTATCTATTGGTAATTCACTAATATCAACACTAGTATCTATAGTTCCAGCTTCACCTTGTGTTCCTATTAAACCATCTTCAAAGTTTAATGTCCTAACATTATCATCAATAGTAATACCATCATTTTGAACTGTTAGTGGATTAAACTCTTGGTTATTTGTATATCCATTATATATATTTTGAGCCATATATGTTTTATTTTTTGTTTAATCTAATTGGAATCTTTTATATTGAGAGAAATTTCTTTGATATCTTATCTCTAATTCTCTTATAAGTTGCTTTAAAATATCCTTTTTCTTATCAATAAATTTGAATCCTTCTTCTAATTTGTACTCTTTATTAAGTATTTCTTGTTCTCTATTTTCTAATTGGTTATACAATTCAGTTAATTCTTTCTTTGTTAATTCTTTACTTCTAATTTCTTCTCTTAATAAATTATATTTATCACTATTATTTTTTATCTTTAAATTTAATTCTTCTTCTTTATTTTTTAATTTACTTATTTCTTTCTGTATACTAATCTTCTTACTTTTTAATTCTTGTATATTATCTAATAATTTTTTATCTTCTAATAATTCTTCTTTAATTTTGCATTCTTTTTCTTCTAATTGTTGTATTGTATTATTTTTATCTTCTATTAAATTAGTAAAAAGATTATTAGTAGTATTTATTTTTTGTATACCATTATCTAAATCTTTATTTAAAGTATCTTTTAATTCTAATAAGTTTTTTATTTCCAATAATACTGGTTGGAATTCTTGAATCTTATTTTTATATTTTTGTAGTTCATCTGTTTTAATATCTCTATATCTCCTATTTAACTCATTATACTCATCTATAGAAATAACCATTAAATCTAAAGGTAAATCATAATATCTCTTTTTTGAATTACAAGAAGCAGGGCGGTCTTTAATCACCCTGCTTACATCGTTATTCTGCTTATGTTGTATGATATGTTTTTTAACCATTACAACTATATATTTTAATTTCTATTTAATAAAGCTATTTTTATTGCTAATGAACTACTTGTTACTGTTCCTGTTCCTTTAGACGATATTCTAATATATTTATTATCACAAGTTCCTTTTATCATATAAGCACCTGTTGTTGATAATACATTCTCATTTACTGTTACTGTGTTAGTTCCACCTGAAATTAAATTATTACTTTCTTGATACCAATTAGTTCCATCTTCAGAAAATTCTATTTTAATTTCTGCAGTAGTTAATGAACCTTTTGTAAAATCTACATATAAGTTATATCCATTAAACTTAGAACAGTTATATAAAACAGCACTATCGTTTGGGTTTAATATATTAGCTGTAACATAAGATGTAGTTAAAATAGCAGAATCTCTTACATTTAAAACTAATCTATCTTGTAAACTTAAATTCATCATAAAAAATTATATATATTTGTTAATTATTTTTTCTAAATCTTCATTTTTAATTGAACGATTTACATTTTTTTTATCTTCTTCATTTCCATATTCTGATATAAAATTTATTTTATCCCATCTAAGTTTCATACCAATATTTTCACTTTTAAATTTATTAGAACAATTATTTTGTTCTATAATATCTTCCTTTAAAATATCTTTATCTCCTAATATCTGACTTCTACTTCTCCATTTTTTATCTTTTGGGTTCCAGAACAACTGCTCTGTTTGCCTCATTGAATTTATTTTAAACATATTATTTATTTAATTCTTCTAATATTTGAGCAGCTTCATATAAATCATACTTTCTCATAACAGAAAAGTTAACCAACTCTATTTCATTTTCTGAGAACATATAAGTTTCAGCTTCTTTTAAACTATCAATAAGATGTTTTCTATTTATAAAATCTTGATATTTATCTTCTTGTAATTTAATTATAAGAGCTTCCATTATAGCTTTACCTATAGTTAAATCTTCTTCTATATATTCTTTTTCTTTTACTTTTTTATCTTTACTAGCAACATAATGCCCGAGTTTAATAACTTCTCCAGCTATATTAACTATTTTTTTATCTAAGTGTATTATATCTAATTCCATAATTATATCTATTATTTTAATTATCTATTTGTATAACCTATATCTCTATAGGTTATACTATGGATAATTAAGCAGTTGCTCTTAATACTATTAAATAGTCTAAGTCTGCAGGGTCAGTAGGTAATGTATCAACAGTTTCACATAACTTTGCAGTTATTGTTCCATCTGCTGCTACTATTTGTAAAACTAAATCTCCAACAGCTAAACCTGCTAAAGCTGTAGTAGTAATTTCACTACCAAGTTTAACAAATTTAATTACATGTGATGAAGAAATTGCAGTAGCTAATTTACCTAAAGTTACATTAGCATCTTTTATCTTAGCAGTTTCAACAGCATTAGAAGCTAATTTAGCGGCAGTTATAGAAGCATCATCTATTACAGCAGAACCATTTAATGTTCCATCTGCATTAATAACATCTGTAACTGTACCATCAGCTGCCTTAACTTTAAATCCATTTTCAGTTGCTATAAACTCATTACTGTGCATATTTTTATATTTTTATTTGTAAGAGAGTTTTTTAAACTCGGAGGGGAATAGTTTAGTATTCCCCCCTAGTAAAATTCTTATATTATTTCTATACAGCTCCAGTAGAACCTCATACAGAAAAAGGCATATCAATTACACCTTGCTTCCAGAATCCAGTTATATTAGTTCTAATTGATTCATTACTTTCTTTTATAGGTTCATTCATTTGAGGCATTACATCAATACCTATTGCGAGTGGATTATAAAAACTTGAATCTCTTAAAAACCAGTAAGCTCTATTAGCATAAGATATATAAGGAGTTTCTACGATTCTCATAGCACCTTTATATATATTTATATCACCAACAGCTGTTGGAGTAATTCCTTCAGCGAATAATTTTCTAGCCAATCTAGCATTATCAGAACCAAGTCTAACAACGATAGTGTCATATACAACTGGTCTAGGTTTACCAGATGAGTCTGTCATACCAGCTCCTACTGACATTGCAGCATCTAAAGCAGATACTGAAAAAGCAGCAGTACTAGAGTTAGTAAAGGTTTCACCACTAGCATAAGAGTGAGCACCACAAATCTCTACAGCATCTGGTGCAAGGAAAGCGCTGGTTGAATCAAAAGCTTCGTTATAAAACTTATGAGCACCTGTTACTAATTCATTTTCTACATCTCTAATTGCTTGAGATGATTGTTCCATTATATATTCATCAACATAAGTTGTTGAATCTTTTGAATCTATTTTATATGTTCTTTCAGATATTTGAATAGCGTTACCATATCTTTTAGAAGTAAGTTGGATTTTATATCCTTCACCTAATTCAAAAGATGGTGGAGTTTCATAATCAGAAAGTTCTTTAACAGCACTACCAGATTCAAGAGTTGTAAAGATGTCTAATTTTGCTACTGAGTCATAAACAACAAATGCACCAGAATCTATATATTTTAATAATGAATCTTGTACACCATCTTTAAAAACTTCTTTAATACCTTTTGTTGCTGATATTACATAATTACTATCTACAGTCATTTTAGTATTATTTATTTATTATTTAATTACTATTAAAATAAAGGTTTATTAATTTTAACCTCTACATTAAGTTTAGAACCAACAGTTCCAGCATCATTAGATATACCAACTTTTAATACATCATAAGTACTTTCACCTAAATCAATAAATTGAGCACTGTCTGTAACTACTAAATCTACTTCACCACCTTTATCTGTTACTGCAAAGTTAGCATCAGTAGTTCCAAGTAATGTAAAATCATTACCAACTGAAACTTCAGTTAATACTTCACCATCAGCAGAACCATTAGGACAATATGCAACAGCAGTACTAGTAGCAGTAGCTTTTATAATTACTCCTGAACTAAGAGCAACTAAATCACCAGCTTCTATAACAGTATCTGTAGCAACTGTGGCTAAAGTTGTTTGTATATCCTGACCATTTTTTACTGTAAAATCTTTTGCCATTTTTAATTATTTATTATTTCTTAATTTAACTTCAAACCTTTTAATGCAAGTTTATCTCTAAACTTAGCAGCCATATCACTTTCTCCACTACCACTAGGTTGTGATGAACCTGATGTAGAGTTTGGAGTTGCTTTTTTATCTTCTAGTTTTTCTAACTTCTCTTTATAAAGAGCTTGAACAGGTGCAGAAGAAAACACTTGCTCAAATGATTCGTTATTATTTTTTATTTTTTTAATGAAATTAATTATATTAGAATCAACATCTGTATGTCGTGAAACAAATAATTGTTCCTCTATATAGCTCTTAACATCAAAATCCTCCATTTTATTTTGATTTACGAATCGATTATCTTCTTGTTTATTCTCCTCCTCTTTTTTATTTAAAACATCTCTTTCATATTTATGTTCTAAATGTTCTTTCTTACCTCTTAAGGTTGATACCTCATTAATAAGTTTTTCTATATCTTGTTTATATTCTAAGTTTTGTTGTTTAAGAATATCTAATTCATTTTCAGAAGTTTTGTCTTCGGATACATCTACGGTGGTATCCTCTACCTTTTTTTCTTCGTCCATTTTATTGGATTATTTATTAAATGATTTGTTGGGGTTTTCTCCCCTATGGTGTATGGTATACCATTATTCCAGATATACCATACTAGATATAATTACTTCTATAAATAATATCCGTATTATTTATTTTTACTACTACCAGATACATATAGAAGATATTGATATATATCTGTCTATAGTATTATACCATACTTTTTAAACCTTGTCAAGCCCCTAATAAAACATTGTATTTTATTTACTAACATTAGTCTTTTCTTTACTAATATCAATTAAAAAGAAAATCTCTTTTAAATATCTACCAGCTATTTGTCTGCATAATAAATTATCTTTATAATCTAAATTAAGTCCATCTAACTTCTCTGGTAATATATTTACATCTTTTCCTAAAGATAATAATTCATCTAGTTTAGGAATAAAAAAATCTTTATATACTTCTTTCCATTCTTCTGTATATGCTAATTTTGCTATTTTATTTTTTAAATTGTTATCAATTCTCATATAGAATTATAAATTATTTAATTGCATACTCTCCATTCCTCCTCCAGCCATAGATTGATTTCTTCCACCCTCTCTAGTAACTCCAGCATTAGCACCCATTTGTAATGATTGTAGTTGTGGATTATTATTTGCAGCTTCTCTGTTTTGTATTTTTTGTTTATAATCTTTCTTACCTAATTGTAAACTCTTAGCATCTAATCCTAGATTATCAGCAATTTTATTTAATAACTCTACTGTTGCAGGGTTTTCTAAAATACCTGGATTAGCTCCTATTTGATTTACTAAGTTAATTAAAGATTCTGTTTCAGCTTGTACATTTGAGTTTTCACCAGTAACATTACAAATAATATCATAATCAAAATCAAAATAATCATCTCTTAACTTAGGTAATATTCTATCTTTACCTGATGTATATTTTTGTAATAGTTTTTTCTTTTCACTTTCTATTTCTAAATCAGATGGCATTTTACCATTAGTAATAGCATATCTAATTACAGCATCTGATATTTCATTATTAACATACATCTCCATAATCTCATTCCAATCATCTGGGTCTTTAATATATAGAGTATCTTCTTTTTTAATCTTCTCTAATAAATCTGGTATAATCCAATCTTTAACTATCTCTGAAATAAACACACCTAACCTTTCTCTAATAAACTCAAACATCTTAGCCCCTTGTTGTTGCATAAGACTTCCTAATCTATAAGCAGTACCTGATGGCATTGTTTCTCCAAATAATATTTCTGAACCAGATGTGTTTAATCTAATATTATTTATTGAGAAGTTTGCTAGTGCTAAGAAATTATTTATGTCATGAACAGACATATCTATTTGTTTCAAATCGCTATTTTCTGTTTTTATAATTTCACCATTATCATAATCTGTAAAAATATTTTGTTCAATAATATCATCTCTTGATTGTAATAAAGTCTTTGAAGCAAGACGCATCTTATTATTCAAGTTGTTTAATGTTTCATTTATAGATTCTTGTTGGTCAAAAGTTGCTTCAATAAATCCTTCACCAAAGTTTCTACCCATATATTGATTAAAGTCCCACTTCTTTACTTTAATATCTTCTGGTTTTATTTTCTTTCAATACAATATTTTTTCACAATTTAATGGTCTTTCATTAGATGTTAACGTTCTAGTTTGCCCATAATAATTTCCATCTATTGTTGCTATAACTTTATATAAATTATACTCAGATTTATCTTCTGGTATATCTTCAAACATATGACTTGGTAAGTCTATATAAGCCTCTACTATTCTAATATTAGGAGTCCTTGATGGTCCTTGTTCTGATAACTTTTTATACTTATCATATATTTCCATAACAGCACTCTTATCCCACCCTTTATCTTTCATACCAAGGAATTCTTTTAATGATAAATAAAATGGGAATAACTTATAAGGAGATATTAAGTCGTGATTCTTAGATGAGTTGTTTACAATAGGACAATATTCTATTTCTCTTAAATCTTTAAACTCTATTTCGTTAGTATCTATTTTTCTAACTATTAATGAACCAAATCTAGGAGAATAAACTGAGAAGTTATTAAACATATAACTCCAATTATTTTCTTCCATATATTGAATAATTAATGTATTCAATATTCTAGTTTTTAATCTATCTTGTGTTTTTTTGTAATATAACCTAACATTATTTATATCTATATCAATATTTTTAGTAGCATTGTCACACATTGCTGTTGATACTTTATAAAAATATATCTTATAAGCATTTTCATCTATATCTCCACTTTCAAATTTACCGTGGTTATATAAATTATTCTTTCTTATAATACTAGGCATGTTCTGTTTAATTCCACCTGGTAAAGTAAAATCACTTGCGTAATCTCTTTCACAATTCTTTATAGCGGATAAAACACCAACATCATCTTTAACTTTTTTATTTTCCATATATTATTAATTTATTATTTTTTATTTTAATTATATCTTCTGTTCTTTTGTCTTTTCTTTTCTAAATTCTTTTTTCTTCTATCTATATATTCACCACCTAATATTCCACCAAAACAAGTCAACATTAAAGCATCTGCTACATCTGGTGAGTGTACTCCTTTTTTTCTTAACTCTTCTTTTGATATAATTTTTATTCTTCCTCTACCATCTGGTTTATATCTTATATTTTCTAACTGATACCATACTGGGTCTTTGTATAACATACCACCCCTTGATAACCATTCTTTTAATTTAAAATATCCTTCTGCTTTTTTGTTAGCATATTTTTCTTCATTAATACTTTTCTCACCAAAGTTAATTCCATGAACACTAACATAACCTTTTTCTTTTATAGTATCTAAAAAAGCATTACCACCTGCTGTGGAATCTAAATACACATTTCTGTCAGAGATACCATAATCCTCCATAAATAATATAATATTCTGGATTGTTTCTGTTGGTTTATTATTGTGGTCCCTTTTAAGAAGTCTAGCTATATTATCTCCTCTTAAAACAAAACAATTCTCATCAGCACCTGAATAAGATATATCTACTCCTAATAATTTATTACCATACAAATAACTATTATCTGTTATATGGGCTTCTATAAATTCCCTTGTGAATAAAGGCATATAGTCATCTCCATCTATTGCATCTATACTAGGAAATAAACACCTATATAATACATCATAATCCATTTGTAATTTAACTGGTGCTAATTGTTCTCTTGTAAATCTACCTTGATTAATTAATTCTGAATCATCAAAAAATAAATGGTAGTAATAAGTTGATTCTTCTAATCCACTATCTTTTGAACTTCTAAAGAAATGATTTCTAAATCAAGGATTACCTAACTCCATTAAGAAATGATTTTTACTTTGAGATGTCATACGGAAAATCTTAGAGTATATAACATCTGGTATTTCAGCTGATTCATCAATAATAATATTAGGACAACCTTGCCCCATTAATGTTTGACCTGCTGCTAATTTATTTTTAACATCAGCAGATAATATAGTTATACGACTTCCATTTATAAAAGATATACTTTCTTTACTTCTATCAGTTGTTAATTTCTCAGATATACTCTTAAAAGCTTTAGGAATCATCTTATCAAAAATAGTATTAGAAGCTATAAACTTTCTAATATTTCCCATAATAATTTGAGTCTTATCTTTAGTAGGAGCTATAATTAATCACTCCTCGTTATCATGAATCATACATGAAATTAACACACCCATAGAAACACAGAAAGATTTACCTCCTCTAGTAGAAACTAAAACATGAACAAAAGGGTTTTCTTTTGTAACTATCTCATAAATAATATCTTCTTGAAATGGATATAATTTAACTTGTTCATATTCTCCAGTCTTATCATTAACTGCTTTCATTAATGAACATATCTTATTAATCCTTTCCTTATATTCTTGTTTAGTTATCTTGGTCATCTGTATTATTATTATCTTCTTTTTCTTCTTCTTCAAACTCAGCTTCTATAATTTGTGGGTTTAATATCTCTCTCATCATCTTAATCTCCTCAGGGACATCTAAAGTAATATTAAGCCCCTTATAAGCACCAACCATTTTATTTCTTTCTTGTATTGCCTTTAATGAAATATTAGCATCATGGTTATAAATATGATTTGAAAGAATCGCTGCTATAGAAAAATCATCCATACCCATAAACTGAGTCATCTCTTCAAAACTCTTACTCTTCATAATCTGAGCTACTATAGATGGGTGAATACCTAACTCACTACTAATCTTACTATAGGTTATTCTCTCACCTCTATTAGCTAATTTATAAGCAGTATCAGCAACTTGTAATTGCCTTAACTGTTTAGCCTCTTTATCCATACCAACTTTAGGTCCTCTAGGCTTTGTTATATTTTTTCTAGCGTTAGCAATACTTTGCTTAACATCATCTGTATCTCTATTTGCCATTTATATTATTTTAATTTTATATTCCTAGTTCCTAATACACTAGGAATTTTTAGATAATAGATACTATTAACATACTTAGTATTATAACAGGCATAAACATAAATATTGATACAGGTATAATACTTAACTTACCTAATTTTTCTTTAAATATATTATATTCACTTTTATAGCAAATATAACTACCTACAACCCAAATAATAAATAATATTAATTCCATATAATTATTTTAATTTTGTAAAGCATTCTCAATTAAAGACCAAAGTAACATAATTATTATAAACGACCAAATACTTAAACCTATTATCCAATCGTGTTTACCTGGTCTATATCCTGGACAACCCATATAATTATCATTTAAAAATTATACCTTCATTATACTACATTTACTGTTTACTGTCAACTGTCAATTATTAATTATTTTTTATTAGGGGATTTTATTATATTTTTATTCTAATGGAAATAAATAATAAGACTGCACAATGCAAAAACTTATTTTTTTGAAATTGGTTATTACCCATACCTATAAGGTTCTCTCGAGCAGTGCTATAACTGCAATCGTTTCTTTTACAACTTCTCTAAAAGTTGGTTCTGATATTAAATATCATATTAATATTCATTGTACATCTTGCATACTTAATAGAACTTTACTTTATCCACCATTTAACCCGAAGATGCTGTTAGGTTAAATACAATTCTATCTCTTTTACTTCGTAGTCTTCCTTAATAGTTTTATCTATTAATTCTTTTGATACGAATAGCTTTTAATTTTAGATTCCCAGTCAATTATGCTGGTCTAGTTTAGCCTTATATATATTCGTTATTGTATATATTAAATACTTATTTAACCTTTGTAAATAATACTATATATAGTATAGCATAGTTTTTTAAGTTTGTCAATAGCTAAAAATATATCTAATGTAAGCAAAATAAAAATATAGTAAAAAATAATGAAAAATGTAAATTAAGAAATAGCTAAGGTTAGATAAGAAAAGAGATTGAAAAATTGTGAAAAAAATTAAAGAGGTTTGAAAAATTGTGAAAAAAATTTGTGTAGTAATATATATATAATACTCCTCCGCCCTTGTCTATCCCACCACCCCTTACCTAGTCGCACATTATTCATAATCCGACACTCTATAAAACATCATTATATACAAAAAACATTTTTTCATCTCTTACTTAATCGTATTTTTTTTATTCTATTTATATATTTTTTATTCTTTTCTTTTCTTTTTTCATAAAAGGAATTATACAAAATAATAATACATAAAATAATTTAAAAAGCCTTAACCCATTCTTTCCGAATTGAACATATTATGTATTCAATATACATTATAATTAAATTAAGCCTAGTTTTAGATAAATAAGTGATTTATCAACAGATATTAATTGCTATTTTTTTAAATTGATGATATAGTTTAGTTATGAACAAAACAATTTATAAAATAATAATTAATAAAAATACAACTTTACAAAAAATGAAAACATTAAAGTTTCTAGAACAAGCAAAAGAATACTTCATAGACTTTGAAAAAGTAGAGCTTTACAAAAACAATCAATTGATATATAAGAATTAACATCATTAAAACGCTTACAATATAAATAATAAATAATAATGAATAAATAAAAATATGAGTGATAAAAAATACATTTTAATAATAATACTAGTTGTTATTTTATGGCTAGTATTAAACATCTTAACTAGTAAACAGCCAAGCGGTATCCAAGAGAAAACATGTTTTAGACATTATGATGCGTCTAGGAATTATGAACTTATAAAAGACGAGGTATTCTATAAATACAACTGTAAACAATTCCATAAATAAATAATAAAGATAATACTATGAACATTAAAAATATAATAAAAAAACCAATTGAAAATAGTATTCCTAACTTATACGATTTTCATAATAAAGGAAAATTACTTAATGATTTAAAACTTGGTAAATTAAAAATAGGGGATACAGCTATTATAAAATTCAAAAATAAATACATAGAGTTTGAAATACTAAAGAATTATAAAAAAATAATAATTAAATAAATATAAATTATATGATAATAGATTTAATTCACATTAAATAATAAATAATTAAATAAATAATAATAATATTATGAAATTAAAAAAAGAAGAACTAACAAAAGATTTATTCTTAGATATAACAGGCTACACAGAGGAAGAATACAACGAGTTGACCCTTGAAGAGATAACAGATACTTGGAAAGACATACAAAAAAATAATAATTAAATAAATATAAATTATATGATAATAGATTTAATCTTAGACAGAAAAGATAATAAAGAATATAACCCTAGAAAATTTTACAATGATATTATGAACTATGGTGAGATAGGTTTTTAAATAACAATAATAATAAAATACTATGTTAAAAAGTAAAATAATAACAATCAAATTGAAAAATGAACCTCCATTTTTTAATAGTTATATCATAGATACGCTAGATGAAACAAAAAAATATAAAATAAATATTGATTTTCTAACAAGAGAAGACGCAGAAAATGGAGTTAATGAAATAATAGAGAAAGCAAGACAAAAAGGAATAACACATTTGTCAGGTAATAGTTAAATAATTAAATATAATACTATGAAAAAAGAAAATGAATATAACGCTAAAGAAGTTGCAAAATATAAGTAATAGTTAATATCTTTTTAGGACTATTAAATACATTTTAATAGTCTTATAAAAGGTCTTAATTAAATAAAAATAAAAATAAAAATGAATAAAAAAAAGGAAAACACAAAAATAAATATTATAATACCACTTACAACGATAGTATTATATATGATTATATCTAGCTTTATAGTATTTAATGAAGTTAATGGAGAAATAATAGAAGTAGTAGAAAAAAAAGTTAATTCTTATAATATTCCTAGTTTAGAGAATTCAATAAATGTATTCTTAAATAATTATGAGAAGTTAGGAAACTTTCCTACTGGGGTTATTATTGTAGATGTAAAGATAATAGACGAGTATAGCAATACAGATAATAGAGAAATATATGCCGAATATGCTTATTCTATTAGTCAAGACGAGGATTTTGTGAAAACAATGTATGCCGAGAGTAAGTTTAACCCATTAGCAGTAAATGTAAATAGAGATACAAGCGTAGATTATGGAATCGGGCAAATAAATAGCTATTGGCACTATAAAATTATAAATAACCCGCAATATTCAGACCCATATTTTCAAATAAGAGAAGCTTGGAAATTATATAAAGCGGGAACAACATTTTATGGTTACTATGCTAGAAATAATTACGATAATAATTTAATAATTAATAAATAATATGAAAAAATATGATGATAATTCAATCTATTTTAGAGATTAGACTAATAAGAAGTTAAAAGAATATCAAAAATAGTATAAAAGACTAATAGAAATAGGGCAATTTTCTACAAAAGATAATTTAAATGACTTGGGTGTAGAACTTGAATTAATAAATAGAAAATTAAATAATTAAATTAAAAAAATGGAAACAGATATATATCAATTATATAATACTTTACTCAAAAAAAACTTATTAAAACTAGATGAAGTATTACATATAACACAAGATTTAAAGAGAAAAGATAAGTCTATTAGGTCTATATTACAAAGAGTTGATGATGAATTATATAGAGCAGAAACTGGTAAATGGAATACAAGTCTTAATATACCTCAAAACATAATTGATTTAAAAGATTATGTATTAGGTAAAGCATATTTAATAAGCACTAAACAAAAAATAAATGGAAATTAAACCTCCTAAAATAAACCCAATATATAAAATACCTATATTTTCAAAGGGAGAATATAGACAAATTATAAAAGACAAAGCAATAAAATTAGAAATGACAAGCGATTTAAAAAAGAGATTAAAAACACAAAGTAAGAGATATAAAATATCTAACAATCAACTTATATTTGAAATACTATTCAATTATATATATAACTAATAAAATAACCATAAACATATGAGCTGGTTTCAACAAATAGGATTTTTAATAGTAATAGGCTTTATAATATATCTAGTTTATTCTGCGGGGAAAGATAATAAATGATATATTTACATTTTATTGAAAATGTGCTATAATACAATCAAAGATAATAACTTTCATTTGCTATATAATAGCGGGATTATATAGCAATTACAAGGTCATTATATAATAAATAATACAATAAATAATACAATAAATAAATGGAAAAAAGGACTATAATAAATAATTGATTTATGTTTATAAATAAAATAAGTCAATTAGAAAAAAAACAATTAGAAGATTTTTTAAATAATAGTAATAGTATTTTAAATACTAAACTAGAAGTTAAAATCAAACAGCTAATAAATAAATATAAATAATATGGAATTAATAAACTCTTATTTTACAGATATAATAAGCCAAGAAGATAATGAAAAAGAAACTTTACTTCAATTTGGATTTGATTTAGATAAGATGTCAGATGAAGAAAAAGTAGCACAATTATTTGAAAATAATTGGTGGGATATGAGAGATTTAGAAGAATGTATAGATGAAAGTATAGATATATCTAAAATGAATATACAAGAAAAGGTTAAGATTGCTAATTTAAAAAATATAGATGATTGGATTTGGGATTTATGCTTATATCATCTATTGCCTGATTTAAACGATTAACTAACTTGGTAGGCAAATAACAACAAACCTTTAAATGTGATTATAACAGACGATGTCAGTAGTTGAATTGCCTCGGCAACGATATGAAGAACATCTAACGGAATAAACAGCCAGTTCTAATAAACTAACTAAATAATATGAGAGAAATAAAATTTAGAGTTTGGAATAAAGACAATAAAGAAATGACTAATGATATAAAGGTCGGAGAAAGAAGGCTGTTATTATTTGATAAAGATATTTTAATGCAATATACAGGGCTCAAAGATAAAAATGGTAAAGAGATTTATGAGGGGGACTTATGTCAAGTAGTGTTTAAAGATAATAGTAAATATGAATTACCTTGTGAGGTTTATTTTGAAAATGGGGCTTTTTGTATAGGAAGTGGTTATTTACAAGATGCTAAGGAGTTAAATGTAGTAAGTAATATTTATGAAAATCTTTATTATTAAATAATTAAATAAATATATGAAATACAAATTAACAAACAATACAAAACAAATAGTAGAAACAATTTTATATCAAATACAAGCGTTAAAAGATTTCAACGATGTAAAGAAAGGAGATTTAGGTGGTTGGATAGAGAAAGAAGGAAATTTAAGTCAAGAGGGGAATTGCTGGGTTTCTGAAAATGCTCGTGTTTATGGAGATGCTTGTGTTTTTGGAAATGCTCGTGTTTATGGAGATGCTTATATTTATGGAGATGTTTATGTTTATGGAGATGCTTATGTTTCTGGAAATGCTTGTGTTTATGAAAATGCTTGTGTTTCTGAAAATGCTCATGTTTCTGGAAATGCTTGTGTTTCTGGAAATGCTCGTATATTAGGAAATTATAACTATACACAAGGGCATTTTATAGGGGGAGATGATACTGGAAAAATAACAAATATAACAGACAAAACTGGAAACGGTTATTGGAAAGCTCAATATGTTCTAGGAGATTATAAAATAGAAGAAAAGGAAGAGTTAGAAACTAAACCAGAACCAATAGGAATATTCAAAGAATTTAAAGAAGTAGTGGATACTTTTTACAACGATATTAACAAACTAATTAAATAATATGAAAATAACAAGAAATTTTAGAAATCAAGGGTGAATTAAATTCAATCTATCAATAGATGAAATGTATTCTTTTATGATAGCAGATTATAAGTTTGATAGAGCAACTAATATAAAAGAGATAGAATTATTTTGAAAAATATTTAAAAAATATAAGAATAAAAACTATTGAAATATTTTAGAAGAAGGTGGAGCATTAAAAAACTTCTCTAAAAAAGCAATAGCTTGTTGTGAAGAAAAGATGTTAGCTTAAAAAAAAAGATAGACACTGAAAAAAGTGTTTATTTTTTTTGTTTGTAGAATGCGATTTAAGGTGGGTGATTTCTCTCAGATAGGAAAGTATAGCAACGAACTATTTTCATTTGAATTTGATACCAAATTTTGCGTTTGGTGCGATTTTAGAAATAGTTTGTAATCTCTAAATTATATGATTTTGTTTCCTTGGGTAAAAAAATATTTTTATATTTTGGATTTAAAGCAAAATATTCTTGATTTTCAGTGTAGGTATAAATTAAATTTCTTTTTTCTAATTTAGCTATATAACCATATATATCAAAATCATCATATAAATGTAAAATAGGTAAACTATTAAATAACTCTTTTGTTGTAAAAGAATAAAGGTTTTTATTATTATGAAAACTATATTTATCAAAACTATAAACAGAAGACATCTCGAAAGGCTCTGTTATAACAACCACTATTTTATTAGAGGGATTTTTATGTTGTGTTATTTGATATAACACACTTAAAACAAAAGCTTCTTCAATAGAAATATTTGGAAATTCTTTTATTAAAGCATATTGGTTGATGTATAGATTATAAATCATATATAAGAATTTAAATTTTATATTACTAGTATAACACACTTAAAAAAATAATACAAATTGCTATGTGAAAATCACACCCCCCCCCTCACAATAACACCCCCCCAACATACACACCACCCCTACCTACATCCCCAACTGACACAACAATGAAAATCCCTTAAAACAATAAAACATATAAAAATATATATAAAAAAATAAATATTAATAATAT